GAGGACATGATGCCTGCCGGCATCTGGACCGACCTGGCCGAGGACGGCAAGGGGCTGAAATCCGCCGGCACGCTGGCCGACATACCCAAGTCGCGCGACGCCTACACGCTCATGAAGATGCAGCCGCGGCCCGCCATCGACGGCCTGTCGATCGGCTATTACGCCCGCGAATGGAGCGAACGCAGCAAACCCGAAGATCCGCGCCGGCGCATCAAGCGGATCGACCTGGTTGAAATCAGCCTCGTCACATTTCCCGCCAACGGAAAGGCGCGCGTGTCCGGCGTCAAATCCATCGGCGAAACAGAACGCGAAATCGAAAGCTGGCTCATGCGGGACGCTGGGTTCAGCCGCCGTGAAGCGCGTATTGCCATCAACCAGGGATTCAAGACCCTCCTCGGCATGCAGGACGCTGCCGGCGAGATGGATGAACTGGCGAAGCTCATCAGCAGGAACATCGCAACCCTCTCAAACTGAACAAGGAGCAAACCATGCGAAACATCATGAATCCCAAGCTGGCCGTGCTGGCGCTGATCGCGCTCGCGGTCGTGTCCGCCCTCGTCGGCCATCCCATTGTTTCCGCCGAATCCATGATCGGCCTCGGCCTGGTGCCGCTGGCGCTTGGCGAAATCGATGTCAAGGGCCTCACCGAGCTGCTCGAGAAACAGGGCCGCGCCTTCGAGGAGTTCAAGAACGCCAACGATGCGCGCCTGAAGGCCATCGAGCAAAAAGGCTATGCCCCGGCTGATGTTGTCGAGAAGGTCGACAAGCTCAATGCCGAGATGAAGAAGATCGACGGCGATCTGATCGAATTGGCCAAGAAGGCGCACCGTCCGCCGGCCGGCGACGACAAACTCACCGAAGAGCAGGCCGAATACAAGGAAGCGCTCAACACCTACCTGCGCAAGGGCATCGACACCGGCCTGGGCGAGCTGCAGCGCAAGGCCATGAACTCCGCCAGCGACCCGGACGGCGGCTACCTGGTCCTGCCCGAAATGGATCGCGTCATCGATCGCGTTGCGCCGACCGTCAGCGCCCTTTTCCGGCTCGCCAACGTCGTCACCATCGGCTCGGCGAAGTGGGAAAAGATGGTCAAGACCTCCGGCATGGCCGCGCGCCGCGTTGCCGACGGCTCCACCGGCGGCGAGTCCACCAACCCGAAGTACGCCAAGATCGCCATCGACGCGCACACCGCCGAGGCCGAGCCGCGCGTCTACAACGAGACGCTCGAGGATGCCGCGGTTGACCTCGCCATGGATCTGGCAGAAGAAGCCGGCATCGCCTTCGCCGAACTGGGCGGCAGCGAGTTCATTACCGGCGCCGGTGTTGCGGGCGCGCGCGGCATCACCGCCTACTCCAACGTCGCCAATGCCTCCTACGCCTGGGGTTCCGTCGGCTACATCGTTTCCGGGAAATCGGCGGCCTTCGCCTCGGTCGCACCGGCCGACAAGATCGTCAGACTGCAGCACGCGCTGAAGTCGCAATACCGCCCGGGCGCCGCCTGGCTGTGCAACGACACCACCCTCGGCGTCATGCGCCAGATGAAGGACGGTTCCGGCAGCTACTACCTGTGGCAACCGGATCCCGCCGCAGCCTTCGGCGGCCGCTTCCTCGGCAGCCCGGTCGAGATCGACGACAACATGCCGGACATCGGCGCCGGCGCCTACGCCCTGGCCTACGGCAACTTCAAGCGCGGCTACACCATCGTCAACCGTGCCGGCACCAGCCTGATCCGCGACAACATCACGGTGAAGGGCCAGACGCTGTTCAACTTCCGCCGCCGTTTCGGCGGCGGCATCACGAACTTCGAAGCCATCAAGCTGATGAAGTTCGCGACCAGCTGAGCGGCTGCTTCGCAAAGGCAGGACCGAGGCCCGCCGGGGCGACCCGGCGGGCTTTTCTTTGACCGCAGCATTGTGCCGACCAAACCTGCTCGGCAACGAAAGGAACCGCAACCATGAACGACCTGCACAACAACATCCGCGCCAAGCGCGTCATCGCGCCCATCGCCATCGGCGCCAACGCCACCAAGTCCGGCAAGGTCATCGACCGCCAGGGCTACGGCGGCGTCGAGTTCGTCGCCAGCTACGGCGCCGTCACCACCACCGGCACCATCGTCACTCTGGTGGTGAAGGAGGGCGATGTCACCGGCACCCTGACCAGCGTCGCCGACGCCGACCTGCTCGGCACCGAAGTCCTGGCCAGCCTGCCGGTCCAGGCCACCGCCCGCACCTCCGAGGTCGGCAAGAACGTCACCAAGCGCATCGGCTACAATGGCAAGAAGCGCTACGTCACGGTCGACGCCATCAGCACCGGCACCACCTCGGTCGGCTGCGTCTCGGTGGAAGCCGTTCTGCACAGCCCCGGCAACGCGCCGACGGCCAACCCGTAATACCTGCTGCACAAGGAAACAGGCCGGGTGCTCACCCATCCGGCGCCGTGAAACTCGGCACCCATCCACTTCCTGGTGAGAGGAAAGAACATGCAAGAAGGAGAGCGGCAGGTTGCCCCTGCGCTTGACGGCATCCGGCGCGACCACGTCGCGCGCTACGAATTCGCGGCCCGGCGCATCGTCCCCGGCGCCCGGGTCATCGACTTCGCCTGCGGCATTGGCTACGGCGCCGGCATCCTGGCCGCCGCCGGGCATTCCGTGCGCGGCTACGACATCGCGCCCGAGGCCCTCGAGTACGGACGTCTGCACTACGACCACCCCCGCGCCGAGCTGATCCTGGCCGATGGTGCCGCCCCCGGCCACCTGGGCGAGGCCGACGCCGCCGTCTGCTTCGAGACCCTCGAGCACATCGAGGATCCGCGCCCGCTGCTCAAGGCGCTGCGCCAGGCCGCGCCGATGCTCATCGCCAGCGTGCCGAACGAAGCCGTCATGCCGTGGTCGCCGGCGCCGGGCGTCGTGACCGCCTTTCATCACCGCCACTACACGCGGCGCGAGTTCAACGCCCTGCTCGAGGAGTGCGGCTGGGTGGTGACGGAATGGCACGGCCAGGCCGGGCCGGAGTCCGAAGTCGAGCCCGGCCAGGGCGGGCGCACCCTGGTCGCCGTGGCGCACCGCGAGGCCCTGTCCGGGGACAAGGCGCCCGACGAGAAGCACATCGCCATCCTCGGCCTCGGCCCGAGCCTGGACCAGTACCTGGAGATCACCAAGCGGGTTGGCGGCCGCAGCAAATTCTGCGACGAAGTGTGGGCCATCAACGCCCTCGGCGACATATTCGACTGCGACCTGATCTTCCACATGGACGACATCAGGATCCAGGAGATCCGCGCCGCCGCGCGGCCGGACTCGAACATCGCCGCCATGGTGAAGTGGCTCAAGGCCGCCAAGGCGCCGGTGGTCACCAGCCGCCCGCATGACGACTACCCGGCGCTGAAGGCCTTCCCGCTGGAAGACGTGCTCAACCACTTCGGGCACGACTACTTCAACAGCACGGCGGCCTATGCCATCGCCTTCGCCATCCATGTGGGGGCGACGAAGATCAGCCTGTTCGGCATGGACTTCACCTACCCGAACGCGCACGACGCCGAGAAGGGCCGCGGCTGCGTCGAATTCTGGCTCGGCCAGGCCCATGCCCGCGGCGTGAAGATCAGCCTGCCGAAGACCACGACGCTGATGGACGCCATGCACACGCGGGCGCAGCGGCTGTACGGCTACGACACGCTGGATGTCCGCTTCAACCTGCAGGAAGACGGCTCGGTGAAGCTCGACTTCGCCCCGCTCGCCGCCCTGCCCACGGCCGACGAGATCGAGGCGCGCTACGACCACAGCGCGCACCCGAATGCCATCGTTGAAAAGGAGCAACCATGAAACGCTACGAAATCCTGCAGGACTTCAAGGGCAGCCAGACGGGCGGCGTGACGGAGCAATTCACCGCCGGCACCGAAGCCGAACTTTCCGACTACCTGGCCGGCATCGTCGTGCCGGAAGGTTGGGCCAGGCCGATTCCGGATGAGGGCGCCCAGGATGCCGCCGTGCCGTCAGCGAAGCCGCCCCGCAAGGGCAAAGGCAAGGCGGAATGAACGCGCCCGCCGTCCCCCTGATCCACACCGCGCTTGGCAACCTGCCCCTCGCCGAGCTCGAGCATGTCGTGCGCTGGGAGGACCGGCCCGACTACACCAAGATGGTCGAGACCTACCTCTACCGCGGCGAGGTCGTGCGCGAATCCGCGCATGTGTTCGCCCGGCGTGGGCTCATGACCGAATCCGCAACCGGAATGGAGGCATAAATGGCCAACACCCAAGGCATCACCGCCGCCGCCAAACAGGCCGCGCTGGCAGCCGTCGTCGACGGCAAAACGCTCAAGGGCGCCCTGTATCTGGCCAGCGCCTCGGTCGGCCCCGCCACGGCCGCCTACACCGCGACGGGCGAGGTCAGCGGCACCAACTACACCGCCGGCGGCGCCGCCGTCACCAATGCCAACACCGCCGCGCTCGACGGCACTGTGGCCCACTGGACGCCCTCGGCCGACATCACCTGGTCCACCGTCACGCTCGCCACCGCCTTCGACGCCCTGTTGCTCTACAGCACCACCGACACCAACCGCAGCATTGGCGTGTTCACTTTCGGCAGCCAGACCATCACGGCGGGCGACTTCACCCTGACGATGCCGACGAATGACGGAACCAGCGGACTCGTCCGGCTGAGCTGACCATGTACGGCGCCGCGCCCTATGGGGCCCAGCCCTATGCGGGCGCGGAGCAGGCGCCGGCCGGCACGGCGCTGGCCGGGGCCGCTGCCGCCGCTGCCGCCGGCAGTGCCGGGGTTGCCGCTGCCGCCCAGGCCGCCGGGGTTGCCGCCGCCGCGGCCGCGGGCGCGCTCTCGCCCGAGCGCGCGGTTGCGCTCCTGGGCGCCGCCGCCGCCGTCCAGGCCGGCACCGTCGGCGCCGGCGCGATCAACCTGGGCGGCGCTGCCGCCGCCGCATCGCCTGGAACGATCGCGCCCGCCAGCGCCATCCGGCTCACCGGCCTGCAGGCGCACGCCCAGGCCGGCACGCTCTGGACGCCGGGGCGGCAACTCGCGGGCGAGCAGGCCGCCGCCCTGACTGGGCAGATCCTGCCGTTTGCCGTCACCACCGCCAGGCCGGCCGGACGACGCCGCGCGGCCATGCTGCCGCGGCCGGAGCAGGCCTCTACGGGCAGCCGCCCGCACGCACTATCGAGAGGACGCAGGACATGACGCTCAAGCTGATCGCCGCGCCGAGCACCGCTCCCGTCACGGTGAGCGAGGCCAAGACACATCTTCGCGTCGACGTCTCGGACGACGACACCTACATCGACACGCTGATCGCCGTCGCCACCCGCATCGCCGAGGACCGCACCGGCCGCGCCCTCATGACCCAGACCTGGGACCTGCTGCTCGACGCCTTCCCCGCGGCCGAGATCATGGTCGGCAAGCTGCCGATCCAGTCGATCACGCACGTCAAGTATTACGACCCGGACAGCGCCCTGCAGACCATTGACAGCGCCGACTATGTGCTCGACCCCGACGTCCTGCCCGGGTGGGTCCTGCCGGCCTACGGCCTGGCCTGGCCGGCGACGCTCGACAGCGCCAACGTCGTCATGGTCCGCTTCGTCGCCGGCTATGCCGATGCCGCCAGCGTCCCGGCGCCGATCAGGCAGTGGATCCTGCTGTCCGTCGGCCAGCTCTACCAGCAGCGCGAGCCCGTCGTGGTCGGCGCCAGCGTCGCCGCGCTCCCGCGCGACTACTGCGACGCGCTGCTCGATCCCTACCGGCTGCACTTCCTCTGATGCGCGCCGGGCTGCTCGACCAGCGCGTCGCGCTGCAGGCGAAGAGCGTCTCCCGCGCCGCCAACGGCGAAGAGGTCGTCACCTGGACGACAGAGGCCACCTTCTGGGCCCAGGTGCAGCAGCTGCGGGGGAAGGAATACTACGCCGGCGGCCAGATGCAGGACGCCGTCGACGTCAAGGTGCGCGCCCGCTGGCGCAGCGACGTTGCCCGCGAAAAGCGCCTGCTGTGGGGTGCCGTGCCGCTCGACATCGTCAGCGTCATCGAGGTCGGCGCCCGCAAGGGCTGGCTCGAAATCATGTGCCTCGCCGGCGCGAGGAATGCCCATGGCTGACGGCCTGGTGGTGAAACTCGAAGGCGTGGGCGAGCTCAAGCGCGCCATGGCCGGCGCTGCTGCCGACATCCGCAAGAAGGCCGTGCGCGGGGCGCTGCGCGAAGCGGGCAAGGTCATCCAGGCCGCCGCGCGGCAGGCCGCCCCGGTCCTGCAGGCGCCGGAAAAATACCGGCGCCCCGGCACCGTCAGAAAAGCCATTGCCGTGCGTGCATCGAAATATGCGCGCGGGCGGGGAGACGAGGGCGTGTATGTGAACGTCCGCCCCCTGCGCGGCGCCGCGCAGAAGAAAAAGGGCAAGGCCGGCGCGAAGAATCCGAACGATCCCTACTACTGGCGGTTCCTCGAATTCGGCACGAAGCACATGGCCGCGCGGCCCTTCCTGCGCCCGGCCGTCGCGCAAAAAGGCGAGGCGGCCGTCCGCAAGTTCATGGCCAGCGTCGTGCCGCAGATCGAAAAACTCAACGCAAAGGCGAACCGTGGCCGCTGAAGACGCACTCTATACCCTGCTCTCCGGCGCCGCCGGCGTCACCGCCCTGGTGGCCGCGCGCATCTACCCGGACGTGCTGCCAGAGGAATGCGCTTACCCCGCGATCGTCTTCGCGCGGCAATCGACCGAGCCCTACCTCGGCATCGGCAACCAGGTATTCGGCGCCGATGTCGCCGTGGCGATCGACTGCTGGGCCAAGACGCGCACCAGCGCCGATGCCGTCGCCGCCGCGGTCGAAGCCGCGCTGTCCGGCAGTGCCTTCCTGCGCCGCGGCCGCAACGCCGCCTACGACCCGGAAACCGGGCTGTTTGCCACGCAGATCGCGGTGGAATATTTCGAGACCTGAGATTCAACCCCTTCCCGCCGGGAAGGATTTTGCAACGGCCCGCCATGAGCGGGTTTTTTTTTGAAAGGCCCTCATCATGGCTACAGCTCGCAAGTGG